CAATAAAAGTGTTAAGTACAATAGATAAGCACTTTAAAAAAACTATAACCAATTCAAGTGATGGTGTAAATAATGAAGAAATAACAACTGTATTTGAGAAAATGATTAAGAATAAGTCATCTGATAGAAATCAATACAGTAAGTATAAAGAAATACTTGGTAAAGATGCTCCTAAATCATTTACAGATTTCAGAGAATTAAAGTATAATGATAGTAATGAATGGAATCTTGTTAAGGATTATGTGAAATCTAGGTCAAATAATATGATATCGATTTTTACTCCATATAGCCAGTATAAAGAATATAAAAATATTATTGATACTGATATTATAGGATTAACTACTTCGAATGGTATTAAAATAAAGGGACAAAGCAAGCACTTTATAGAAAGAGTATTTGGAACATCTAAAGACCCAAATACTGGTAGACCTAGAGACGGAGTTGCAATTAATGATATTAAAGATGCTATTTTAAATGGTGTGGTTAGAACAAGAAAAACTGATCCTAATAGTATAAAGCTTGTAACAGATAGATGTATGGTTTCAATAAATCCTAATACAGGAGTTTTAATTCAAACTAATCCATAAAGATAGGAGGGAAGTTATTATGAAATTTAAACTAAACAAAAGTTTATTTGATTTACTAATCAATATACCGGAAGTTAATCAATATATAATTAAAAGAGTTAAAATAGACGATTATATTGAATTTAGTATAGATGCTAAGGATTTTAGAGAAGTACAATTATTAATAAATGATGAAATAGTATTAAATGGTATGGATAATCAAGATACTGTTAATGACTTAGGATTAAGGCTATACAAATTATATGATGATATTCTATATCAAAAGAATAATCAATAGAAGGCACTTACTTAGATAAAGAGTAGGTGCTTTATTTTTAGTATATCATAGTATTAGTGATAAAAAAGGGCGGGGTTTATATGTTAGTAGATAAAAAAAGATTTAAAGAACTTATTAAGGAAGACGGAAATAAATTATTAAAGGGTGGAAATGCAGTTGTTGAGATAGTAAGTGGCACCACAATTGAAAAAGGCAAAACATGTAATTTGTATGTATATTCTAATGGTATTTATCTTGATGTAACTTTTGGCCCAAAAGAGTATTTTGATATAAAGAACTTATCTGCTATAGAAAAATATAATACAACTATTGAATTAGGATTTAGAGATAGTGAATCTATTTCATTTAAGTTCTCAACTAAAGGAGCAATGTTAAAAACATATAATTTATTTGATTGTCAACTTAAAGCATATAGTAACAATATAAGCTTAGAAGAATCTATGAAAATAGAAAAAGGATTATTTAAAGAGCAAAAAGAGTATGAAAAAGAAATTACTAGGGAGAAAACATTAAAGGAAAGAGAAGAATTAAAAGAGTCTTGGAATACTATAAAAACCACATTTAATGAATGCCCATTAAAAAATATATCAGTTAAGAAAATGGATGAAGGTGATGATAATGTAGCACGTTGTCCTAAATGTGGTAGTACATCAATTACAGCTAATAAAAAAGGCTTTAGCTTAGCAAAAGGTGCTTTAGGTGTAGCAACCGTAGGAGCGTATGGAGCTATAGCGGCAGGGCATGGAAAAAATAAAGTTATTGTAACTTGTTTAAAATGTGGGCACCAATGGAAACCGGGTAAAAAATAAAATATATAAAATTTTTAGCACTTACTTATGTAGGTGCTTTTATTATGTTTAGAATTAAGTCTTGGGAAACTAAGGCTTTTTATTATGCCCCTAGCAAGGCTTTAAAAGGCTAGAATAAAATAATTGAACACTATGGGCTTGATTGAATGTAGTGGGCAAGGAGGTAAGGTATGAATACAAAATTATTAATAAACTTAGGATTATGCAGATTTGAACCTATGTTAGCTCCGGATACTGGAGTTGATGGGGGAACTACCGAAACTGGTGAAACTGGAACAGATAATACTGGAACAGAAGAAACCAAGGGAGGTAAAGAAGATAAGAATTTTGATGATGTTCTTAAAGATAAGAAATATCAATCTGAATTTGATAAACGAGTTGCTAAAGCTCTTGAAACTGCAAAATCTAAGTGGGAAACAGATAAGGCTACTGAATTAGAAAATGCAAAGACAGAAGCAGAGAAACTAGCTAAGATGAATGCTGAACAAAAGGCAAAGTATGCGGAAGAAAAAAGAATAGCAGAACTAGAAAAGAGAGAAAAAGATATAACTACTAGAGAACTTAAAGCACAAGCTTATGAAACACTAGCAGAGAAGGGACTACCTAAGGATCTAGTAGATATACTTAACTATTCAGATGCTGAAACTTGTAATGCAAGCATTGAAGCAGTAGAAAAAGCTTTTCAATCTGCAGTAGAGAAAGCTGTAAATGAAAAGTTAAGAGGTAAAGATACTCCTAAGCTTGGAGGAAAAAATACAAGTGATAACACACTAACAGGTGCACTTGCAGAATTTTATAAAGGTTAAAAAGAGAGGATGATGTAAAAGTGGCAATAACATTAGCACAAGCAAAAGTAGGAATGGCAAATAAAGTAGACCAACAAGTTATAGACGAATTTAGAAGAGGATCTATCCTTATGGATAAATTAATATTTGATGATACAGTATCACCAGGAACTGGAGGAAGTACACTTGTTTACGGATATACTCAATTAAAGACTCCAGCAACAGCAGGATTCAGAGATATCAACACAGAGTACACTCCACAGGTTGCAGATAGACAAACAAAGTCAGTAGAGCTTAAGGTATTCGGTGGAACATTTGATATTGATAGAGTAATAGCAGATACTTCTGGTGCAGTAAATGAAGTTGACTTTCAACTTAAGGAGAAGGTAAAAGCTACAATCAATTTATTCCACAATGCAGTAATCAATGGAGATAAATCTGTTAAGGGATTTGATGGATTAGATAAAATGTTAGTAGGTTCATCTACAGAGATCAATACAGAGTCAGTTATAGATTTATCAAGTGCTTCGGCATTGGATACAAATTATAAGTTGCTATTAGATCTATTAGATGAATTTTTAGCTGAAATGGATGGAATACCAGATGCATTAATGGGTAATGGAAAGTTAATTACACGTATTAAACAAGCAGCTAGAAGAGCAGGGTATTTAGAAAAGGGCGTTGATGGATTTGGAAGAAGTGTTGATTCATACAATGGTATTCCTCTTGTGGATTTACAGTATTTCCATGATGGTTCTGCTACAAAACCTACAGTTCCGATAGTTGCAAGAACAGTAGGTACGAGTGCAACAGGACTAACTGACCTATACGGAGCTAGATTTGCTTTAGATGGGCTTCATGCAGCATCTCCAACTGGTGGTAAACTAATAAAAACATGGCTACCAGACTTTAAAACAGCAGGAGCGGTTAAAAAAGGTGAAGTTGAAATGGTTGCAGCAACAGTTCTTAAAAAGACAAGAGCAGCAGGAGTTCTTCGTAACATAAAAGTACAGTAAGGGGTGAATGTAAATGTATGAAGTAAAATTTAAAGATGATAATAAGTACACAGGTGAATATGGACCAGTTATGTTTGTTGAAGGTGTGGCTAAAGTTAAAGATAATTGGATTGCTACCTGGTTTGAAGGAAGAGGTTTTATAGTAAGTAAAATTGATAATACAGATATAGATTTAAGTGATTTAACTATTGAACAGTTAAAAGAAGTAGCAATAGAAAAGGGAATTGAAATACCTTCAAAAGCTAAAAAGGATGAAATAATTACAATGATAGAGGATGCTGAATAGTGTCCTCTTTTTAGGTGGTGTTAATGTGACACAGTTAGAAAAGTTGAAGGTAAGATTACCAGATGCAGATAATAATCTACTTACACAACTGCTTGAAGATGCTGAGGCTGATATATTGGACTACACTAATAGAAATGTCTTATTACCTAAAATGGAAGGATTACAAAGAGAGTTATCTATAATCTATTACAACAGGCTAGGCTCTGAAGGTGAAGCTTCCAGAAGTGAAGGTGGTATATCTGTTAGCTATGAAATGCCTGAAGGTATTAAGAATAGACTTAAAGCTTTTAGAAGACTTAAGGCGGTGAGTATGATTGAGAGTAAAGAATAAGAAAATTTATTATCTTAAGAAAAAAACTATCATTGAGGATAATGAAGGTGGCAAATATTCAGGGTATTCTGAACCAATAGAAATAAAAGCTAATATAAGTCCAGCATCCGGAAAGTTACAGGCTGAAATCTACGGAGAAAGACTTAATTATATTCTAAATATGCTTTATGATGGACCATATAAAGTAATAGTAAAAGATAATATAACTTTATATGTAGTTAATGATATAGAGCTATGTGAAGGATATGGAATATGTGTTTATGTATCTAAAGAAAGTGAGCCAGATTATAAGATTATATCTATAAAGAGATATTCACATCTAGTAATAGAGCTGGAGAAGATACTATGAGTATAGATGGATTAGATTCTTTAATGAAGAAGCTTAATACTCTTGGGGAAAATGCTAATAAGGTTCTGGAAACAAGTATTGCAAAGCAGACTAAGTTAGTTCAAGGCGAAGCTAAAGACTTATGCCCAGTAGATAGTGGAGATTTACAACAACGTATATATACAGATGTTAAATCACAACAAAGCAAAGTTATAGGAAAAGTCTTCACTAATGTTGAATATGCAGCTTATGTTGAATTTGGAACAGGAAAAAAGGGAGAGGAATCTGGTGGAGATAAATATCCTGGACCATTAAGTTATAAGCAAGATAAATGGTTAGTTAATATTGCGGACGTAGGCCCAAGATGGATTGAAGGTCAACCAGCTCAACCGTTTATGTATCCAGCATTAAAGAATAATAAAGAACTTATAAAAAAGAATATAGCAAATGATTTAGAGAAGAAGATAAGGGAGGTGGCAGGTAAATGATAAATGTTAAGGATCAAGTATATTCAGCCATTAAAGATATATCTTCTAATGTAAGTGACAGTTATCCCGCAGATTGGGCAACGTTCCCAGCTATACAATATACAGAAGAAGATAATAAAGTAGCTGAATGGGTAGATGGGGAAGAATCAAAGTCATATCTGAGATATAGAATTGACATATGGCACAATAGAAGTACATCAAGTTCAGCACTAGATGTAGATAAGAAGTTATCAAAGCTAGGGTTACAACGTACATTTTGCCAAGATGTTTCAGATACCAGCGGATTAAAACACAAGGTTATGAGGTATGAAGGTATTATAGATACCTCAACAGAGTTTGTATATCAAGATTAAGAAAGGATGATGTTAAATGTTAGCAAATGGAATTACATTAAGTTATAAATCTACAGGAAGTACTTTTGTAAAATTAAAAGGATTAAAAGAAGTTCCTGAAATGGGTAATGATCCGGAGAAGGTAGAAAATACAACCTTAGAGGATACAACAAAACAATATGAGTTTGGAATAGGAGATTATGGAGATCTAGCGTATAAATTTAAATATGCTAATGATGCAGTAGACAGTCCATACAGAGTACTAAGAGCATTAGCAGATGAAAAGAAAGTTATTGATTTTGAACAAGCTTATCCAGATGGAACTAAGTTTGTATTTAAAGCACAATGCAGTGTAAAACTTGGCGGCGGTGGAGTTAATGGAGCAATTGACTTTACTCTATCATTAGCATTACAAAGTGATATTACAGTAACGGACCCAACAGTAACACCGTAGTTCATGAGGGCATACTTAAGTGTATGTCCTTTATTATTTTAAGAGAAGTAAGGAGATGTTTATATGTCAATGTATAAAGTGTTAACAGTAGGAGAAAAAGAATATAAATTAAAGTTAACAACTAGTTCAACTATACTTATAGAGGATAAATTGGGTGGAAATATATTAGACCCAATAATGGAAATGAGTGCAACAGCACCAGTAGATGGCAAAGGTAATATTAACATGAAGAAGATAAATAAAATACCTTTACCATCCTTGAAGTATCTTGTAACAGTTCTTTGGGGTTCACTTCAAAAATATCAACATGGTATGACATTTGATAAGGTTTGTGACCTAGTAGATGAGTATATTGAAAATGGAAAGTCACAAATGGATTTATTTAGTGAAGTAATGGAGCTACTAACTGAGGGCGGAGTATTAGGAAATGCAGAAGAACAGGCTGAAAATTTAAAGTAGGGGAAGATGGTGAAAGTACCACTTCCCCATTTCTAAAGAAAGCACCTGAGACATACACAGAGTTTATTGAAAAGTACTTACTTGATGACGCTTTAGATTGTGGAATAAGTGTAAGTGATTTTTACGATATGACAATTGAAGAAATAACCAAAGTAAGAGATTCTTTTCTAAGAAAAAGGGAGATAAGAAGAAAAGATACAGCTGATATGGTTTATAGGCTTTCTACATTAATTACTAATGGTACAGCATGCATAATAAGTAAGGATAACCAACCAATTCAATTTTTAGATATGTTTGCAGACTTATTTGAAGAAGAGAGTAAGGTTAATGAAGAAAATAAAATAAAGGCACAAATGGAAATAAATAAGCAGCACATGAAAGAGTTTGCACAAAGAGTAAACTCACTGAAAACAGAGATTGGAGGTGAGAATAATTGACATTAGAAGAATTGCAAGTAGTTATTAGTGCTAATGCTAAACAGTTTAATAATCAAGTAGCCCAAGTTCAAACAAAAGTTGATAGTATGGCCAGTAGAGTCAATAATAGTGTTAATGGAATGAATGGTACATTTGATAAACTTGGTAAGATGTTAGCTAGTGTTTTTGCGATTGCTTCAATAGCTAGGTTTACTAAATCATGTTTAGAGTTAGGATCTAATCTTACAGAAGTTCAAAACGTTGTTGATGTTACTTTTGGAAACATGAATACTAAGGTAAATGAATTTGCTAAAAATGCTATGAGGACAGTGGGACTATCCGAAACTATGGCTAAACAGTATATGGGTAACTTCGGAGCTATGTCTAAATCAATGGGGTTTGCGGTAGATCAAGCGGAGGAAATGGCTGAAACCCTTACTAATCTTTCTGGTGATGTAGCTTCCTTTTATAATATAAGTCAAAATGAAGCCTATACAAAGTTAAAGAGTGTATTTACTGGTGAGACTGAAAGTTTAAAAGAACTTGGTGTTGTAATGACACAAGAGAATCTTAATCAATATGCTTTAGCTAACGGATATGGGAAAACTACAGAGGCTATGAATCAACAAGAAAAAGTTGCATTGAGGCTTGCGTATGTTACACAAACATTGAGTGCAGCTAATGGGGATTTTGCTAGAACAAGTGGAAGTTGGGCCAATCAAGTTAGATTGTTAAGCCTACAATATCAATCATTAAAGGCAAGCATAGGTCAGGGTTTGATTGCAGTACTAATACCAGTTATTAATGTTATAAATACTATTATGGCTAAATTAGTACAAATGGCGAATACATTCAATTCAGTTCTTAGTGCAATAGGATTTAATATAAGTGGTGGTTCTGGAGGTTCTGGTGGAGCAGGAGCAATTGATTTTGGAGGAGCTACAGGAGGAATTGATGATGCCACTGGTGCTATGAATAATTTAGGTGGTGCTACTGATAAAGTAGGTAAAAAAGCTGATAAAGCAAAGAAACAGTTAGAAGCATTAATGGGAATTGATGAAATAAATAAATTAAAGTCCAATGATGATTCTGGCAGCGGTTCCGGTGGAGGCTCTGGTGGTAGTGGTGGTGCAGGAGGAATAGGAAGTATTTCATCACCGGCAATAGATACATCACCAACAGAAAATTCACTAGTAGAACTGAATAATAAAGTTAAAGATATATTAGCTGAATTGTTAAGTCCACTTAAAAAGGCTTGGGATAATTATGGTGAGTGGTTCTTATCTAAATGGGATTATTTTAAGCAAGCATTTGGGTATAGTTGTGATGCATTAAAAAGTTTCTTAGTATCTGTATGGAACCATGGAGGAAAAGAGTTTGTACAACACATGGCTGAAATAGGAATAGTAGTAGGTGGTGTAGCTCTACAAATTGGTGGAGATATACTTGTAGCGTTAGGTGACTTGTGGAATCATCTTAACCCAGACAATAATCCTTATACTAGAAAGTTTATAGATGCTATGAATAGTCTAGCAATCGCAGTAAGAGATTTTATTATGAGTGCTGGTAATTGGTTTGGTAAATTCTTAGATTTAGGAGGCCAGGCGTTTATTAATGTTATAGGTGATATAGTTATGCTAGTTGGAACTATATTAGCTGAGGTTATGAGAGATGCAATTAATTTTATAACTGCATTTATGAATAGTTGGGCTGGTAGTGTAATTATTGGTACCGTAGCCTTAACACTAAATATAGTTGCAGGAGCAATTAAAGCAGTACTAATAGTAATAGAACAATGTCGTTACGTATTAGAGGCTTTTCTAATATTATGGGGAGCATGGAAATTTACTGGCATAATAGAGGGCACTTTGAAAGGTACTAATGCTTTAGGTAAATTTATAAATAAAATATTGACGCTAAGTGGAAAGATAATTACTAATATAATTGAACTTGGTAAATGGTCTAAAACTATAGTGGTTAGTTGTATTGGAGCTATACAAAAATTTAGCAGTACAATATCAACAAATGCAATTGCTAAGATAATTACACTGAGTACTAAAATAAGAGTAAGTACTAGAGAATTTATTAGGTGGGCAAAAAATATATTATTGCATCCAGTTGCTAGTATGAAAACTCTATGTGTAAATATGAAAACTTTAATTTTATCAATAAAAGAACAGGCAAAGGCCCTATTAATAAATATTGGAAATTGGATAAAGGATACTGCGGGTAAAGTTGCGAATACAATAGCAACAAAAGCTCATGCAGTAGCTACTGGTGGAGCAACAGCAGCTCAATTAGCCTTGAATTTAGCTATGGATGCATGCCCTATATTATTACTTGTAAGCCTTATTGCTGGATTAATCATAGTAGTAAAAAAAATAGGCGATAAATTTGGCTGGTGGAAGGCTATCATGGAAGCAATAAGCCCAGTAATAGATTGGGTTAAAGAAAAAGTAGGCTGGTTGTGGGATAAAATAGCAGGTTTCTTTGGATGGGATACAGAACCAGAAGTTAAAGAAAATATTGAAGAAGTTGGAACTGTGGCAGAAGAGACTGCTAAAACTACAGATGATGCCTTTGGAACTGCTACATCTAATGTAAATAGATATTTAGATAGTATTCATTTTAATGCTACTAGACTTGCAGAAGAAGTTGATGAAGCTACTAAAACAGCTACTGAAAAGTTTGGAATGTTATCTCAAAGTGCCCAAGAGTATTTAGATGCTATAGTTAATCACGATCAAGAAAAACTCAATGAAATGGGAGAAAACCAATCAGTTTATAATGAAGAAGTTAAAGCTATGTATGCTGATCTAACAGAAGCCGAGAAAAATGAGTTCATGAAACAGTATGGTATTCTTAAAGGAATAAATGAAGACATGCTTAGTTATGAGGGTTTAACCTATGATGAAAGAGTTTCTAGGCATGCAGCTTATTTAGCTACTATAGAATCAGATGAAAGTTTATCTTATCAAGAAAAGAAAGCTAAATTAGATCAAGCCAATGCAGATTTCCAAGCTAGTATTGATAGTGAGGTAGCAAAATATCAAGAGAGTATTGCATCAAAACAAGCTGCACTTGATCAACTGTTATCTACCCATGGAAATACTACAACTCAAGGAAGAATCTATGAGGATCAGTTAAGAGAAGCAATTGATGCAGATAGGGCACATATAGATGAAATAACTAAAACTAGTTATGATAATCAAGTTACTACTGTAGAAGGTGCTACAGATGCCATGGCACAGGCTAATCAAGATAGTGCTACAGCACAAGAAGAAGCCTATAAAAATGTAGCCACTACAGCAGAAGAATCTATGACTTCAGTAAATAAGAGTATAGATGGAGCTAAGAAGAATATACAATCATTTTCTAATGAGGCATCTTCATTAGCGAATAAATTAAAGAGTTCATTTAATGGTGTAGGTGCTAAGATATCTAGTGAATTTACCAATGCTAGCAATATTATAAACATTACACTTAGTAGAATAAGGGCTGTAGTAGGGAATACAACATCAAGTATAAGGAAATCAATAGCTAGTGCATTTTCTAATATATCATCAATTATTTATAGTAATATGAACCAATGTTGTAATATTATTAGAGCATCATTTTCTAATATGTCTAGTACGGTTAGAAGTTCATTAAATGCTATATCACATACTACAGCCAGTATGCTTAATACTATGATATCTATATACAGGTCTGCTTCTACCAATATTGCTAATATTACAAGTAACCTAGTTATATTAATGTCAAAAGGGTTTCAAAGTATAAAGGTTTCATCAAATAGTATATTTTTAAATATAAAAAATAATATAACTAACAATATGAATGAGACGTATAGGAATGTAGCTAATTCTATTAGTAAAATTAAGGCTTTATTTAATAACTTTAATGCAACGCTTAGAGTTAAAGTTCCTCATTTCTATATGTATGGTGATTTTAATTTACAAACTAAAGAAATGCCTAAAGTTGGAGTTAATTATTTTGCTAAAGGTGGGGTAGTTGATAGAGCAACATTGGGGATATTTGGAGAAGACGGGAAAGAAGCTATAATGCCTTTAGAAAACAATACCGCATGGATAACAGATTTAGCACAGAAGGTATCGGATAGAATGCCACAAGGAAATTCAGATAATGGATTTGGTGATGGAGATTTAATATTACAAGTAGATGGCTCTGTAATTGGTAAGGTAGCATTAAAACAGCTTAGGAAGATGCAAAGACAAGGTAATATAACATTAATTCCAACATAAAAGGAGTGGTAATATGCTTAAGGTTAATGGAGTGGCTATTGCTGCTCCTAGTAATTATGAAGTTACAATTCAAGACTTGGATGGAGAAAGTAACAGAAATGCTTCAGGAAATATGATAAGAGATAGAATTGCAGTAAAAAGAAAAATCAATTTAGAATGGCCACCATTAAGCCAGGGGGAAATATCAACACTACTAAATGCAGTAAGTAGTGTTTTTTTTACGGTACAATTTCCAGATCCACAACAAGGGATTATAACCAAGACAATGTATGTAGGTGATAGAACTGCTCCAGCTTATCAATATAAAAATGGAGAAGTAAAGTGGAGTAATCTAAAAATGAACTTTATTGAAAAATAGAAAGGGGTGAAAACTAATTATGTATATTACAAGTGAAGATTACAAATTGGAAATAAAGAAACCAAGTAGATCCTTTGAATGTAAAATAACTATAGGTAACAATATATATACGAATGATGATATAGTAGATATTATTTTAGAAACTATACAACCAGGTGAAGGATTTAGCATTGGTAACACACCTTCGCAAACTTTAGATTTAACACTTTTAAATAGGGGGGATATTGTTTATTCTACTAGTCAGGTTAAAGTTGAAATAGGATTAAATATAGGTCCAACGATAGAATATATATTGTTAGGATTATTTAATATTGATGATATAGAGAAAACAGACTATACAACTAAAATAATAGCATATGATAACATGATAAGGTTTGAAACTCCATACTTTAGTAATTTGACTTATCCAGCTAATTTACAACAAGTAGTTAATGAACTTGCAACTAAAACAGGAGTACAATTTACAGGAAGCCTTCCAGCTTATACAGTTAAAAAGTTGGAGGGCTTTACTTGTAGAGAAATACTTGGATATGTGTCTTCTATATGTGGAGGTAATGCACTAATTACTAGAGAAGGAAAGTTTACTATAATTACACCTAAGAATATAGATTACTCCATTACTCCAGATAACTATATAGATTATAAGAGAGAAGAAGTTAAATACAAGATAGGTAAGATAACTTGTCAAAATGAAGAGAAGGAAACAATTAGTACAGGAAATTTAGGTATTGATTCTATGGAACTTCTTTTTGAAAATCCATGGGTAACACCGACCATATTAGCAGATATTTATAATAAACTAAAAGGATTTGAATACCTAGGTTATAACATGAAATGGCAGGGAGATATATCTTTAGATATAGGAGATACAATCACTTGTACAGATGTTAAAAGTGTAATAAGGAAGATACCTATTCTATCTCAAAAGTTTATCTATAATGGTGGCTTAACTGCTGAAATAGGAGCCAAGGGAGAATCTAAGAATAAAAATAGTTTTAACTCTAGTGGTAGTAATTCAAACAAAGTGGACAGAATGGTTACAGAGCTTCTGTTAGTAAATGAAGCATTAATAGATAAAGCTAATATTCAAGACCTTACTGCAGTAAATATAAAAACACAGAAACTTGAAACTAAGACAGCTGAAATAGAAAATGCAATTATAGGAAAGGCAGATATAGAAGACTTAGATGTTATTACTGCAGAAATAGAGAATTTAGTGGCTACAGATGCGACTATAAATAAGGCTCTTATAGACAAAGCCAACATAACTGATTTAGATGCAAGTATAGGAAGAATAACTGACTTAGAATCGAAGTTTGGAAAGATAGATATACTTGAATCGGATTTAGCTAAAATTGATACTCTTGTAAATGGTCAACTAACTAGTGATAATATTCAATCATTAATTCTTACCTCAGATAAAGTCACTGTGGACAATGGTTTTATCAAAAATGCCATGATAGAGAACTTAGATGTAAGTAAAATTAATGCTGGAGATATATCTACTAATAAATTTAAGATAAAATCTGATAATGGTGGCATTGAGATAGTAGGAGCTACCCAACAATTCAAAGACAAAAATAGTAATGTTAGAATACAAATGGGTCAAGATACGCAGGGTAATTTTAATTTTATTTTAAAAGGTGAAGATGGAACTACAACTCTTATTGACCACACAGGAATTAAGGAAAATGCTATAGGTGATGATTTAATTAAAGGTAATATGATATCTGAAAATGCTGTAGGTGGTAAGCAAATAGATTACAATAGTTTCACAGAAGAATTTAATAAAGATACCAATACAAATACTTTGAAATCTTCTAAAGTACTACTAGATGGAACTAATCAAACTTTAAATTTAGCCTTTAATACACTTAATAGTACAGTAAATGGAGTCAAGTCCACTACGGAAAGCAATACTACAGCTATTAAGATTCAACAAGGGGAAATAGAAACATTAATAAGTAATACTACTATTACAAAAGAAGATGGAGAAGTTGTACAATTAAAAGATGAATATAGCACAACAAAAAATACTGTAAATGAAATTAGTGGGAAAATAGGTACAGTAGAGCAAAATATCACTGATATATCTGAAAAAGTAGAAACAACAGAATCTAGCATAAAACAATTAAATAATAGTATTTCTTTAAAGGTTAGTAAAAGTGAAGTTGAAACTACAGTTAATAATGCTATAGATGAAATTGAGGTCGGTGGTAGGAATTTACTCAGAGCTAATAATTTAAAGGGCCATAATTGCTTATATGAAATTACAGGAGAAAAGTATGAGAATGCACCAGTATTTAGAATTACTACAGATAAGGATTATATCGGTAATAACTTTGGATTTGCATTGCAATCACCAGTAAACATAACCTCAGGAACGCATATTGCATATTTCCATTATAAATTTACAGAATTCAAAGCCACTACTGATATGACTGGGTATATTCAAGTTATATATTTAGATGGTTCTACTGAGAGATTTTATTTTACAATACCTAAACAACCTACAGTTACTGATAATTTAAATACATGGTTCAAACAAACCATAACATTTACAACAAATAGTACAAAAGAAGTAGTATCAGTAAATCAATTTTATTTTTATAAAGATTATGCTAAAAGTGGTGATAGCTGTTTAATATCATACCCTAAAATTGAAAAAGGCAACAAATCTACCGACTGGACACCTGCGCCAGAAGATGTAGATAAACAATTTGATGATGTCTATAATCATATAAGTAATGAAACACAAGAAATTACTAAAAATTATGAATCAGCTATAGAACAAAAAGCTGATAGTATAACACTTTCTGTTTCTGAAAATTATTCAACCAAAGATGATAATAGTTCATTACAAGAGTCTCTTACGTCACTTATAGAGCAAACTGCAGAAAATATAACTTTTAAATTTGACGGGGCCAATGGATATACTACAGAAATAGATGGTAAATTACAAGATTTCATAGATAAGATTGAAACTTATATTCAGTTTAGTTCTGAAGGGATATCTTTAGGAAAAATTAATAATCCTTTTATCGCAAGTCTTGGTAATACAGAATTATCATTCTTACAAGATGGTGTTAAGGTAGCTTATATAAGTAATAATAAATTATATATAACAGATGCAGAAATAAGAAACAAACTAACCATTGGAAATCAGACTAATGGATATTTTGATTATATACCTAGACAAAATGGAAATCTAAGCATGAAATGGAGGTCGAGTTAATGGCAACAAGTAGTTTAATGAGTACCTCTAATCAATATGTAAAGTATTATATAGAGTGTATTCAAAATAGTCAAAGCATAGCAAATAATACTTCCAGTGTAACTGTAAAGGTATGGGCGAAGAGAACAAACTCAGGATATGAAACTTATGGTACAGGTACAGTATATTGCAAAGTAAATGGAACTACTTATAGTGCAGCAATAAGTACTTCACAAAAGATCACATCAACCCCTATTTGTTTATACAGTGGGGGTTTTACTATTCCACATAATGACGATGGTACAAAAACTCTTACAATGTCAGCATGGATTAATATACCATCTATTGTTACGTCAAGTGAACAAAGTTATTCTCAATCATTAACAACGATAGCAAGAACTTCACAGCCAACAGTAAGCTCATATTCAACTACAATGGGAAATGGTGTAACCATTTATACACATAGGGCTTCAACTTCATTTAAGCATACTATAACCTATAAATTTGGAAGTGCAAGTGGAACTATAGTCACAGGACTTGAAACAGATTATACATGGACTATACCGTTATCTTTATCTAATCAGATTCCTAATAGCACAAGCGGAGTAGGCACTTTAACTTGTCATACTTATAATGGAAGTACATTAATAGGGACTAAGACAGTTAGTTTTCAAGCTGTAGTTCCTAATTCTATTGTCCCTAGTTTTTCTTCTTTAGGTATAACTAGAGTTGATAATGGAGTACCTTCTGCTTGGGGTGTGTACGTTAGAGGAAAAAGTAAGGCCACTCTTACCATTAATGGAGCCAGTGGCTCTTATGGTTCTAGTATAGTAAGATACTCGATTAGTGGCGGAGGATATTCTTCTACTGCTTCATCTTTTACTACGGGTGTATTAAATACAATAGGTACAAATACTTTTACTGCAACTATAACAGATTCTAGGGGAAGAACTGCAACTAAGACTGTTGCCTGTTCTGTAGTTGATTATTTTACTCCAAGAATCAGTTATGTAGAGGCTTATAGATGTACATCTGCTGGAGTTATTGATGAAAATGGTACTTATATAAAAGTTAAAGCTGATTTTACTTATGCTTCAGTAAGTGGTAAGAATACTTTTAGTTCCAATGTAAGCTATGCGGTTTATGATTCAATTTCATGGAGTACACCAGTGGCAATTACAAATAATGCGTACTCTTCTGCAATTGGTGGCGGAGCTATTAGTATAGATAATAGTTATACTGTGAAGTTTAGAGTAGCTGATTATTTTACTAGTCATGAAGTGTATGAAACTATTCCAACTCCTACTGTAACTATGGATTTTAAAAAGGGTGGAAAAGGTATAGGAATAGGTAAAGTATCTGAAACTGATAATTTATTAGATGTAGCTTGGAATACAAATGTGGATGGAGATTTATATGTTGGGAAAAGGTCATATTTAAATGGATTAGTTGATATTAGTGGTTTTACTAGTATTTATAGTGGAATGAATGTATCTCAGGATGTTAATTTTTATAAAAATATATATGTAACTGAATGGATTAGATGTTTAGGTACAACAGGTGTATTTTTTCAAAATTATGGTGGAGGATTTAATATGTCTGATACTACTTGGATTAGAACATATGGAAGTAAGAATTTTTATTGTGACAAAATACTTCAGGGGCAAACTGTAGATGCTGTAGCTTTATTAAAAGTCCCTAGAATTTGTGCTAGAAGTGGAGAAAACTTTTTTATAGGGTCAAGTGGTAATAATAGAGTAGAGCCAACATCAACAGGTATTAGAATATATACTACTCCTGTAGGTTCAAATGACTCAGGTTTAATGATACAACCTGATGGGACTTGTGTAGTTAAAGCCAACAATGTTACTAGACATGCTTTCCAATCAAATGGTACTAAAACAGGAGGTTCAATGGAAATAGACGGTACTGTTTATGGTATGTCTCCAACAGATAGCCCACAAACTTTAATTGAATATATTGAATATGACGTTGAAATAGATGGTGAACAGAAGATAATGTTAGATTCTATTTATCAAAAAATGATTTCAAAATATGCTGTATTCCCTAGTAATTCAGATGTAAGAGTAGTTAAAAAAGAAAGAGACAGCTTTACAGTGATTGGAAAAGGATTATGTGATTTCTGTGTTAAAGGTCAGAGAAAAGATGCAGACGAATATTTCAGAATAATGGGAGGTTTTGAACATGGCAATACAGAAGAAGGTTCTATATAACGGTGCAGAGATAAATTATTGGAAGATTAGTGGTATAAATGTAACATGGACAGGTAAAATAGCTCAAATATTTATAATAGGTTTTTTAAGCGAAGAAGATAGAAATATAAGTATAGAGAATAAAGTTATTATGGAAAATTACATGTGTAAGAAAGAAAAGTTTGATGAATATTTTGGTGTTAACTCTTTAGATGCACATAACCCGTTAAAAGCTTCATACAATTTTTTGAAAAGTGAACTTGATATATTTGTTGAATCAATAGATGTATAAAAGTAGGTGTAATATGAATGATGAATTAAGAGATCATAAAATTGAAGTACATGAGAAGAGAATTAATAATCATAGTGAGCGCATCGATGAACTTGAAAAAGGAAGAGCGGCTACAGATGTTAAGATGGATAACCTTTGTGAAAAGCTTGAAGCACAAACAAAGAGTATGAACTGGCTTATAGGACTTATGGCAACAAGTTTGCTAGGGTTCTTTTTTTATGCAATTCAGACTAATTTATTTAAATAAGGAAGGTGTATAATATGGATTTTGTTAATTACATTACAGAAAATGCTTTAATTTTAATACCAGTACTTTATATTATAGGTATGATTTTAAAAGGGATTGAAAGAATAAAAGATAAATATATACCATTAATACTATTACCTATAGGCATGGGTCTAGCCATGGCACTTATGGGCATTAATATAAATGCTATAATTCAAGGAATTTTAGTAGTTGGTGTTAGTGTTTATACCAATCAACTTGTAAAACAAATTAATAAGTAGTTTACAGAGTGAGGGCAATCTCACTTTTTTATATTTAAGGAGGAATAGATTATGAAATTAAGAGGTATAGACGTATCACATCATCAAGGGACTATAGATTGGGATAAGGTTAAAAGTCAGATAGATTATGCAATCTTGAGTGTAGGATATGGTGATAACATAACAAGCCAGGATGATAAACAATTCCATAGAAATGCTAAGGAATGCACAAGACTTGGAATACCATTTGGAGTCTATATTTACTCATATGCAACTTCAATAGCACAAGCTAAGAGTGAAGCAGATCATGTGTTAAGATTATTAAAGGGTTATAAATTAGATTATCCAGTTTATTATGATCTAGAAGATGCAGGAACTACAGGAAAGTGTTCTAATAAACTTATAGCAGATATGGCGGAGGTATTTTGCAATGCTATAGAAAAGGCTGGTTATTGGGCAGGTATTTATGCAAATACATCATGGTTCACTAACAAATTAACAGATGCTAGATTTAATAAATGGGTTAAGTGGGTAGCTCAATATAATACAACTTGTACTTATAAGGGTAAGCATGATATGTGGCAGTATGCTAGTGATGGAAGAGTAAATGGTATTAGTGGAAATGTAGATATGAACTATTGCTATGTTGATTATCCTGGATTAATTAACCCTAGAGCTAATATAACTAAACCGGCAAAACCGAAACCTAATACAGATAGCAAAGATGAAAATAAAATGGATTATATTATACAGTATTCAAATTCAGTAGACCAGGCTATAGCTGAGGTAATGGCAGATAGGTTAAACTGTCCAACCATAAACTGCTTAAGACCATATGCTTACTATGGGCAGTATGAAACAGTTATTGCAGTAGGACAGGCTAAGAATAAGAGTGGTTATACTAATGTACTTATTCAGGGTAAGAATAGACAAGAAACATTGGATAAGGCTATAGCTTATTGTAAGAGTTTAGGAAGATAGATTTTAAGGGTAGTGAGGTAAAACTTGCTCCCCTTATTTTTATAGATAAATATAAAAGCTAGGAATAAAAAGAAATATTAAGTTGAACATAAAAACTTAATTTGGAGAAATTGAATTTTTAAGAAAAAGAAGCTTAATATCTAAGCTCCTTCTTATGTTTATTTGATTTTTATAAATATAATTTTTATTTATTGGAAGTTAATCTATCAATTTTACTATATAAGATGGCTATTTCATTATATATTTTTTTCATTGTATATCCAGTAAATAATGAAAAAGGTGACATTATTAATAATATATTTTTTATACCTATAACTTCAGTTCTATGTAATACATACCATGAGTTGGTATTTAATGTAATTACACCACAATCTACAATAAAAAATCCTAACAGTGCAATTAATAATATGGTTCCTAATAATAAAAATACATTTGAACATAATTTTACATAGTTCACAAACATCTCTCCTTTATGTTTATTTTTACATTAATTAATTTATATGATATGATATACATATTATACCATAGGAGGCGTATTATGAAAAACAAATATTTTGTATTAACAATAATATTAATATCATTAATATTATTGTTTCCTGGTTATCCAGCAGAAGCACTAAGTGCTGATAAAAATCAAAACTATAATATTGAGACATTTACAATTCCTAATTTAGATGAGGATGGTTCTCTTCTACAAAAAAGCAAAGAAGAGCTAGGGGGTGTAGTTAAACATTCAAAGGTTACTATTGCAGAAATATCTTATGACAACTTTAATAAAGTTAAAATTGAAGGTAATGTTAACGTAGATGGAAATGAAAAACCGTTTCTTATTAATGGAACTTTAAAGAATTGTGGAGATTATAATAAAAATAGAATTATTTTAGTCGGTCAAGACGTTTATAATAATTTTGAGC